TGTGGTATCTCTATGAAAGATGAACATAGAGAAGATAATCTACACACAGACCATGAGAAAGATGAACTACAAGATACGCCAATCATTAAAGTATTAGGAATATTAAATTCAGATTGGAAAAAATCTTATGGTGGTGGATTTGAACATGGTGGAGTTTTACTCTCACCAGAACCAGGCGACTTTATAGTATTCGACCCAAGAGTACCACATAAGGCACAAGATATATTTACAGACAAAAAAAGAATAGCAATAGATTGGACTATAAGAAAATGATAAATTTAATTAAAACATATGATGATACACTTGACACAGAAACTTGTGATAATATTGTTAGTAAGTTTGAACAGTTTGAAAATCAACATGAATCATTTGATGATAGAGGAATGGTTTTTACACAACTGAATATGGCAAAGGCACCTCAGATTTGGAAACCAGAAATAGAAAAATTTACAGAAATTTTTACAAATGGTTTTACAACTTACTTAAAAGATACAGATGTCACACCACAACAGATGCCAACTAAATATATTTGGGAACCTATTCGTTTAAAAAGATACATGCCAAATGACCATGATGAATTTAGACCACATGTAGATGTAAATTCAAAACCAACATCTACAAGATTTTTAGTTTTCTTTATATATCTTTCAGATAATGAAGAAGGCAAAACTACATTTCCACAGTTAGACAAATATGCTGAATGTAAGAAAGGTAGTATGTTAATGTTTCCACCTATGTGGCCATGGTTACATGCTGGAACAAAACCAATAAACGAACCGAAGTATATCATGCAAACTTATTTACATTATGTCGAATAATATTAAAGAATCATATGTTTATGTAGAAAGTAAAAAACAAGACCAAACTTGTATTGGTATCAAGGGTGGTAAGTATGCTGGTGTAGTTTACAAGTATGGAAATGTTTCTTTTGGTGAAGAAACAGAAGATGGTAATATGCCATTTAAATTTAAATTTGATATAATAGATAATAATGCAATACCAAAAGAAGACTTTAAAGAAGATTTTATGAATCTTATAGGTGATATTTTAGTAGATATAATTGAGGAACAATATGCAGAATCAGACAATAGAAAGGACAACTCTAACTAATCTTCTAAACAACGAAGAATATACAAGAAAAGTTTTACCATTTATAAAATCAGAATACTTTGATGTCAAAGAAGAAAGAATTATCTTTGATGAAATACAAAAGTTTGTAGACAAGTATAATAAGATACCAACTCAAACATCATTAGAAATTGAGGTTGGTACAAGAAAAGATTTAAATGATGTAGAACATAATAAGATTGTTGAGATAATTAAAACTCTCAAAAAAGAAACTATAGATTTTGATTGGTTAGTAGATACCACAGAGAAGTTTGTAAAAGACAAAGCAATCTATAATGCAATCGTAGAAGGTGTTGGTATCATAGATGGTAAGTCTAAAGATAAAACACCAGAAGCAATTCCTAGTATTCTAACTGAAGCTCTTGCAGTTTCATTTGATAACTCTGTAGGACATGATTATCTAGAAGATTCAGAAGCTAGATTTGATTATTATCATCACAAAGAAGAAAGAATTCCTTTTGACTTAGAATTTTTTAACAAGATTACTAAAGGTGGACTTCCACCAAAGACTTTGAATATTGCACTTGCTGGAACAGGTGTAGGTAAATCATTGTTCATGTGTCATCAAGCTGCAAACTGTTTATCACAAGGAAAAAATGTTTTATATATTTCATTAGAGATGGCAGAAGAAAGAATTGCAGAAAGGATAGATGCCAATATGATGAATATCAGTATACCAGATTTACATGATTTACCTAAGAAAATGTTTGATGATAAGATTACAAGATTACAAAAGAAAGCAAAAGGTAAGTTAATCATCAAAGAGTATCCAACTGCATCTGCCCATAGTGGACATTTCAGAGGACTACTGAAAGAACTTGCAATCAAGAAATCTTTCAAACCAGATATTATCTTTATTGATTATTTAAACATCTGTGCATCAAGTAGATTTAAAGCTGGAAATAATATGAACTCTTATACAATTATTAAATCTATTGCAGAAGAACTCAGAGGACTTGCAGTAGAAACAAATGTACCTATCATGTCTGCAACTCAAACCACTCGAAGTGGATTCTCAAATACAGATATTGGACTAGAAGATACTGCAGAAAGTTTTGGATTGCCTGCAACGGCTGACTTAATGTTTGCATTGATATCCACAGATGAACTAGAAGAACTCAATCAAATCTGTGTCAAACAATTAAAGAACAGATACAATGACCCTACAATGAATAGGAAGTTTATCATTGGAATAGATAGAAACAAAATGAAACTATTTGATGTAGAACTCAAAGCACAAGATGAACTTGTAGACCATGGTCAAAGTGATGTTCCTATTGCAGATAAAGGACAAGGATTTGGTAAAGGAACAGGCCCTAATCTATCTGGTAGACCAGATGATGTCAATCCATTCTCAAAAACAGGTCAAGAACAATCTAAAGAAGACAAATATGACAAATTCTCTAAATTAAAAGTTTGATAAATAGATACATAAACTATATTTAAATGGAGAAATTGATGTCATACAGACGCTCTATGGAGCAGTTAAGACCTGCTCGTACACAAAAGATAGACTTACAAGAAAAGGTTCAACAGTTATTTCTAACTGAGGGTGCTGATACACCTATCAAAACACAAACTGATGCAAAAAAATTCATTATTAAATCTAGAAATATACAATATAAAGGTCTTCAAGATTTAGTCAAATTTTTACAACAAAAAAGATTTGTACCTCAAGATAAAGTAATTTTGGCATATGACAAAAATAATGGTACATTTAAGATTCGTTATGAACCTAAAAATCAAAGAGAGAAACAAGCAATAGAAAAAGAGATGGCAAGACTAATTAGTCTTGAAAAACTACCTAATCGTAAGACTGTTTATGGTAAAGGTTCGGGTGCGGCTAATCCAACTACAAGTTCTAAAAATGTTAAGGGTGGAGATGTTAAATCACCTACAGGTGCTGAATGGGAAGATTGTATATGTTATTACTACAATAATCCTGCACCTAGGTCATCTACCGATAGTGGTGCAAATAAAAAGGATGAGGCATATCCTATAGCAAGTAAATTTTTTGGAACTCAATATGAACAACAAGGAAGAAAATTAGGAAAAGCATTTAAAGGTTTATTAAAAGATAACACATCAATGAAACCACTTGGCGGTGGTGGTAAAAAAGTTACACGAAGTCTTACCTCAATTTATACGAAAAGTGGTGCATCAAATACAATTCCAAAAACTGATATGTATACGGGAAGTTATCAAATCAGTTTAAAGAAAAAGGGTGGTTCACAACTTGCATCTGCAGCCAAAGGTGAAACTAAAGGTATGTTCAATGCTGCACTAGAACACTTTTCTGGTAATACTGAAAAAATTAATGACATACTAGAAGCAATAGATGAAAACTTTACTAAACTATCTACTGATATGACTAAAACTCAACTAGCTAATGTAGGTTCGGGTAAAGAGGATAAAGAAGGCAACATCGCACCAGAAAAAAAGGATTTATCACCCGAAGATAAAAAGGCATTTAAACAGTTTCTTTCAACAGAAAAGTTTCACAAAGATTTAAATAAACAAATAGAGAAAGATTTAAATTTTGATAACAATAAAGAGTTTATAGAGTTTCTATGTTATGAGGCCATGTCTGGTCATAAAAAGTTTAATGAAAATCAACCAAAGGCAAGTATCTGTATAGAGTTTGACCCAGATAAAGGTATAATAACAAAATCAATAGAAACAACACCAGGTGGAAAACCTAAATTTTCTATTGGTGCTCCAAAGATTTCAAAAGATATTTCAACACTAGCAGGTAAAGTTAAATTATATGCAGCATGGAAATCTAGTTCTGGTGACCCATATTCTTCATTTAGATTTGGTGTTCCTGCAATGAAAGAAAGTAGATTTTTAAATCAACAATTACCAACTCTAAAACAAATAGTAATAAGTGAAATAAAAAAAGATAAAATTATGAATGCATTATTAACTGAAGGCACATGTAATTTACATGAGATAAATTTTGACCCAATAGGTGCAATTAAAAAAGCATATGATAAAGTAAAAGGTCTTGCAGGAACTGCTCTTGCGTGGATACAAGGTTTAGTTAGTAAAATTATGGCTGCAGTTAGAAAGACACTAGATGGTATTAAACAAATGGGTAAGGATGTATTTACAGGTATATTTAAATTTTTAGGAATAGAGTTAGATAAAGCTGATGTAACACCACCAGGAGATGTTGCACACTTTTTTAATAAATAATATGAACAATCTAGCAGAACAAATACTATTCGAAGATAAAGGTGGAAAGAACCTTCATCTAGAACATATAGAAGATGAGATACTTAACTATGGTATTACAGGTGGTCGTGCATCTATAAACTTTGTACAGTCACTAAGAAATATGTTTGCTGGTGAAAGTCGTTCATCTATTAACATGACAGTTAAGTGGGATGGTGCTCCTGCAGTCTTTGCTGGAATAGACCCAGAAGATGGTAAATTTTTTGTAGGAAAGAAATCAGTCTTTAATGTAGAACCACAACTCTATAAAACAAATGCAGATGTGGACAAATATACATCTGGTGATTTAAATAAAAAACTTAAAGTTGCATTATCAGAGTTTTCAAAATTAGATATCAAAGGAGTTTTACAAGGCGACTTAATGTTTACAGATGATGTATCCACAGATACTATAGATGGTAAGAAATATTATACATTCCAACCAAACACTATTGTTTATGCAGTAGATGTTGATTCAGATTTTGGAAGTCAGATTAAGAAAGCAAAGATTGGTGTCGTTTGGCATACAACATATACAGGTACAGAATTACAAGATATGAAAGCATCTTTTGGAGTAAACATATCAGGTCTTAAAAATATATCTAGTGTATGGCAAGATGATGCAACATTTAAAGATGTATCTGGTAGTGCAACAATGACAGAAAAAGAAACAGAATCAATAACTGCTGAGTTATCTATTGCTGGTAAAACATTTCAAAAAATTAATTCATCTATGTTAACTAGGTTTTTAAATTTACAAGATAGTTTTACAGGTGCAATGGTATCAGCAGGAATAAAAACATATAACAATACAAAAGTTCGAGAGGGTAAACCAATAAACAATCCTAGAGCACATGCTCAAGGTTATGTTAAATATGTAGGTAATAAGTATGCTGACAAAGTAAAAGAGTCAAAAAGTGTTAAAGGAAAAGAGAAATATAAAAACTTACAAAAAGAATACACTAGAGAAGTGAATAAACATGTTAAGAATTTAACAGAAATAATTACATTTCAAAATGCGATTGTAAAAGCAAAAATGTTAATAGTAAAAAAACTAAATCGTGTTAAAAGTATTGGAACATTTATTAAAACAAGTAATGGATTTAAAGTATCAAACCCAGAGGGTTATGTTGCAATAGATAGAGTGTCTGGTAATGCTGTAAAATTAGTAGATAGAATGGAGTTTAGTTATAATAACTTTACTGCTATCAAAGCATGGGATAAGTCATAATGAAAAAATTTATAGATTTACAAGAAGCAACAGGAACAGTATCATTTACTTTTGGTAGATTTAATCCACCAACGACAGGTCATGAAAAGTTGTGTGATGCAGTAAAGAAAGCAAATTCTAGTGATTATAAAATCTTTGTATCTCATAAACAAGACCCAAATACAGACCCACTTCAATATGCAAAGAAAGTTGCATACATGAAAAAGTCATTTCCTAAACATAAGAATAGTATTGTTATATCAAAGTCTAGAAACATTTTTGATATTTTAGTAGAACTAAACAGTTATGAAAATCTTATTATGGTTGTAGGTTCTGATAGAGTCGCAGAGTTTAAAAGAATAATTAACGAATACAATGGTGTCAAATCAAGACATGGATTCTATGAATATAAAAC